CTGATATCTCAACCCTGATCGCCGGGAAGCCGTGAATACCACGCTGGCTGCTGCCCAATCAGACAAGACGCAACAACTCGTGAAAGAAGTCAAGGCGAAACTCGGGCCCTGGCGGCAACCATGATGGCCCGACATTTAGCCTTGGCGGCATCGATGATGATTTGTCTCTCTATTCGAACGGCGTCCCTCACCAACTTCTTGGACTGACGCGCCTCTACCTGCGCGGCTCTACGAGGCGCGAGGACTTCAGCCTCAAACTTCGCACGCATAGGGGCGTAGACGCAGCGCTCCTGCTCCCCCACTACGAAAGCCTTGACAGCCTCCAAGGGATTCTCATCCGTGACAACGCACTTGGCGTGCGTCTTAGGATCATTAAACAAGGCCGCACGGAATTCAGTTGCCGCTATCCGCATAGCTCGCGAGAAGGCTCGCGTCTCAGCCTGGCGGACGCGGAAAGTTGGATCTTTCCATCTCTGCTGAAGTGAGTCAGACATCTGCTGGTTCTGCATCGTAAATTACTCCCAAGCACACCATCGTGCCACTACAACTATATCCAACAGTGGCTGATGCCCAGAGTAAAAGTTTTACTTAGGCACCATGGATAGAGATTAGTTGGTGCTCCACGGGATAGCAGGAACTTACAAACCCTACAGACCTATTAAACGGCCATGCTTGACTCCGGTGACTCTGGATTGACTTTGACGTCAGAGTCAGGATTTTGAGTTGTAAGTACTGGTAACAGCAGGTGTTACGTACTAAGAGGGATCTGACTTTGGTGACTCTGGAGTCTTCGTCGCCGTTAGGCCGGGGGTGAGTTACTTTATACATATACATACCGTTATAAGAAAGTGACTCACCCCCAGCCCAGCGGTGGCTGACTCCCACGAATATTAAGGTGGTAACCCCCTAGAGAGAGAGAGAGAGAGGGTAATAATAAGGGGTTTCCTGGGAGTGAAAAGCGGGTTTTTCTGGCCGCGACGTCGCCGCGCGCCCGCTTCCGGGCGCCGAAGTCAGTCAGAGTCAGTGAAGTCAAACGCGGTTCTTGGGGAAGAAAAGGGCGGTTTTCTGACTTTGAACTCCAGAGTCAGTCAGAGTCACTGGAGTCAGGTGTTTCCAGCAAACGGGCGAAGAAAACCGTTTGGCGGGGTTGGGGTTCCTGATACAATTACTACAGATGGAAAATTCAACAAATGCGAATGCTTTGGTGGTCGCCGCGCCGTTCGACGCTAATCCTGGGAGGATTGACCCTTTCCTTCTGGCTGATGTGAAGTCTGTCTTCCCTGATCGCGGCCACCATCCCGCGATCGTGCTTACGGCGGAGGTCTTCACCAAGATCCTGAATGAGTTGGCGAACTGCGGCGTCTACTACAAGGCGTGTGCAGCCGCTGGCATCGGCGTCTTCGCGGTCGCCAACTTCAGGAAGGAGGACCACCCTGAGATCGAGTTCCTGCTGCGGCAGGCGAAGGAGTATTACCGGCAGAAGATCTGCCAGGCGGTCCATAACCGGGCCATCGAGGGTTGGGAGGAGGAGGTCTACTACCAGGGCTCGCCTTGCGGCACAGTCAGGAAGTTCAGCGACCGGCTGCTTGAGATGCACGCGAAGCGACACATACCTGAGTACCGTGACCACCTGACCACCGACGTGAACGTGAGCGGCGGTGTGCTCGTCGTCCACGCGCCGACGCAGAGTAAGGAGGAGTTCCTGGCGGCGCACCGGAAACAGGTTGAGTCGAAAGAAGTCAAGCCATGACAGAAGCCTGCGTTGACTGGCGCGCAGTGGGTGGCGGCTTGAAACCGGTGCTCGTGGCGGCCGACGGGACCGAGACAGATGTGGGTTGGACCCCGCAGGACGGGAGCCAGCAGGCGTTCCTGGAGTGCCCCGTCTACGAAGTATTGTATGAGGGTACTCGGGGGCACGGGAAAACTGACGCACTTCTGATGGACTTTGCCCAACACTGTGGGCTGGATGATGGTTCTGGTTGGCGAGGATGGGGAAGTGAATGGCGCGGGATTCTCTTCAGGCAGACATTTCCACAGTTATCCGACATCATCATTAAGTCAAAGAAGTGGTTCCCTGCCCTGTTTCGCGGGATCACCTACAATGAGGGTAACCACACGTGGACGTGGCCGACTGGCGAGACACTGCGGTTTTCCTATGGTGCCAAGGAGAGTGACTACTGGAACTACCATGGGGCATCTTGGACATGGATCGGTTTCGAGGAACTGACGACATGGTCTGAGTTATCGTTCTATAAAAAAATAATGTCTTGTTGCCGGTCGTCCATCCCAAACATCCCCCTGAAGTTCCGCGCCACCACCAACCCATACGGGGCAGGACACAACATCGTGAAGGCGCGGTTCCACCTACCCCTCTCTCCTGGGCAGATTTATGGACCACTCATCGAAGAGCCTGGTGTCCCTGAACGGATAGCCATCCATGGTTACTTGGATGAGAACCGCATCCTCATGACAGCGGATCCCCAGTACAAGGACCGGATCAGGGCATCAGCCAGGAACAAGGCGGAACTCGCTGCCTGGCTTGATGGTTCCTGGGATATCGTTGCTGGCGGCATGTTCGACGATGTGTGGGACGCGACGAGGCATGTCGTACCTGATTTCAATCCACCATTCTCGTGGCGCGTGGACAGGAGTTTCGACTGGGGCAGCAGCCACCCATTCAGTGTCGGCTGGTGGGCGGAGTCGGACGGGACCGATCTCACTTTGCCGTCCGGGAAAGTCTGCTCGACGGTGAGGGGAGACCTGTTCCGCATCGCCGAATGGTACGGCTGGACGGGCGAGCCAAACGAGGGAGTTAAGATGCTGGCGGTGGACATCGCCAAGGGTATCATCGAGCGTGAGATCGCGATGGGGATACACGAGCGATGCAAGGCGGGTCCGGCCGACGCGTCAGTCTTTAAGATGGAGAACGGGATCAGCATCGCCAATGACCTGATGAGACCTGTCCTGGTTGATGGTCGCCAACAGAGGATACAATTCATTAGTAGTAATTCCGCGCCGGGGACCAGGAAGATCGGTTGGGAGTTGATGCGGCAACGGCTGAAGGCGGCGCTGCCGAACCACGTAGGTCCTCGCGAGTTTCCTGGGCTTTTTGTCTGTGAGCGGTGCGAGCAGTTCCGGCGCACCGTGCCTGTGTTGCCAAGGGACCTGAACCGGGATCCGGATGACGTGGACACCAGCGCGGAGGACCACTGTGCCGATGAGAGTAGGTATCGGGTGCTGTGCTCAGGTTGGCGCGCCAAGGGCGGCCGGACAGTGGGAGGGGTGAGTTGATGGAGTTACCCTGGGTCGGGCCGCAGACGCGACAGTTGATGGCCATGGCACGGCGCGGACTGCAGTGGCCCTATGTGGTGAAGATGAAGATGTCGGAGTCGCACCGCCATGAGAACCTGCATCCGGAGTCAAGGATGCGGATGGCGGCTGCCCAGCAGCGCCGACGTAAACGAGAAAAGGAGGAACGGATGAAGAAGGCGGCGTTGGCGTTGGTTTTGGTTGCTGTTCTACTCCTCACCGGATGCAGTACGGAGTTCACACGTGCTGGTGTCCTTGTATTCAGTACCAACGGCCATGGTTCGGGGATCGCGATAGGCCCGCACACGGTCCTTACGGCTCGTCATGTTGCTGTTGAACCGAATCTCGCAGTGAGAGACGATCTCGGCGTGGTCCACAAGATCACGGCGACCATCTACGCAGACGACGGGATTGATGCAGCGCTGTTGACCGTGGAGGGTGTGCTTCCGTCGATTATGTCAATATCCCTCGAGCCGCTTGTGAAGGGCGATCAGGTCTGTCTGATCGGGGCACCTGGTGACCCGAACATGATCAACAGTCTGATGACCGGGGAGGTGGTCAACATCAACCAGTGCAGTCGCTACGCTGATGGTGACGTGACGAGGAACATGGATGTCCTCGGCATTCACATCTTCCCAGGTGTGTCAGGCGGCGGCATCATCCACGATGGATGCGTCGTTGGGATCATGGTGGGTGGACGCGGGGGCATCTATGGTCTGGCTCTACCAACTGAGTGTTTTAGGGATCTTCTGATAGGAATCAAACCATGAGCGTTCGCGACCAGCACCCATCATATATCCGTTGCATTATAGACTGGAAGAAGGTGACCGACGCCTACGCTGGCGAGCGCACGGTGAAGGAGCAGGGGGCTATCTACCTCCCACCCACCCCAGGTCAGGTGCTCGACGGTATGAATGAAGGCCAACAGGGTAAACAGAACTACGACGCCTACCGTGCTCGGGCTCGTTTCCCCGACTTTGTCTCCCAGGCGGTCGAGGCCATGATCGGCACGATGCACCGGAAACCCGCCGTCATCAAGTTGCCGGCGCGGCTTGAGCCAATGATGAAGCGGGCCACACTCCAGGGTGAGTCGTTGCAAATGCTGCTCCGTCGGATCAACGAGCAGCAACTGGTCGTTGGTCGGTGCGGTATCCTGGCCGACGTGGTTGACGGTGTCGGGCCGGAGGTCCTCCCCTACGTTGCGATGTATTCTGCTTCAGACATCATCAACTGGGATGACGGCCAGCGCAACGTGGTCCAGCAGTTAAACCTCATTGTCCTGAATGAATCTGAGTATGTCCGGAACAACTACGTTTGGCAATTCCAGGACAAGTACCGTGTCCTCCTGCTCGATGCCGCTATTGGCACATACAAGGCTGGTCTCTTCACCGAGAACAGCGACATCATTGACGAGAGCAAGATGCTCGAACCCAGTATCGCTGGTCGGAAATTAGACCGATTGCCGTTCGTGGTCATCAACAGCAAGGACGTGGTCGCCGACCCTGACAACCCACCACTCCTGGGTTTGGCTGAGTTGGCTTACGCGGTCTATATGGCTGAGGCTGATTACCGGCAGGCAATATTCATGACTGGCCAGGACACGCTCATCGTGGTTGGTGGTGGTAACGATGAGACGTTCAGGGTCGGGGCGGGTGCCCGTATCGACGTCCCGATGGGTGGGAGCGCGCAGTATATCGGGGTGAGTGGGAGTGGCATAGGGGAGATGCGACAGGCGCTTGCTGCCGATAGGTCCGAGGCGGCAGAGGTGGGCGGGCGGTTGCTTGACAGCACCGGCGGGACAGGGCAGTCGGGCGACGCGCTGCGCATCAGGGTGTCCGCGAGGACGGCGTCCCTGAACCAGGTGGCGCTGGCTGGGGCTGAGGGACTCCAGACGCTGCTCCGCACGATCGCTGTGTGGGTTGGGGCCAACCCCGACGAGGTCGTAGTCACGCCGAACCTTGATTTCGCAGACGACCCACTCAACGGCGGTGAACTCGTGAACTACATGACGGCCAAGGGTTTGGGTGCGCCGCTCAGCAACCAGTCGATCCACCGGATCCTCCAGCGGAAAGATATCACTGACATGACCTATGACGAGGAGTTGGCGGCCATCGAGGAAGAGACCATGATGGATCTTGTCACGAAGGCGAAAGAGAACGCGACGATAGGGTTGGACGCGATCACACCACCGGCGCAACTCGACGCGAACGGCAACCCACTTCCTCCGGCGTAACGAACGATGAAAGATATTAACCAGATGTGGTTCGACGCGATTCTCCGTCATCGCATATACTCGATGCGGGTTGGGGGGTCTATCCGCAACTCTGTCAATGAGATCCTCGACGCGACGGAGGCGGACATCGCCCGGCGTATCAGGGACGCGCTTCGCGGCGACGTGGTGTACACACCTTCTCGACTCGCGAAGGCCCAGGCGGCGCTCAAGAGGATCCGGGTCATTCGGTCAGCCGCCTGGGCGAAGTCAAATGAGACTTTGTCGCAAGGTCTCATTGACTTTATGAAGCATGAGGGTGAGTATTTTGGCAGCGCGCTTGAGACGGTGGTCCCGGTGGTCCTCCAGACTGCACTACCGTCGACATCCCTACTTAAGTCCCTCGTCAAGAGCAAACCGTTCGAGGGTCGGACCCTAAAGGAGTGGGCATCAACATTGCAGAAGGTGGATCTGCGTAGGATCGAGGACCAGGTGAAGATCGGCCTTGTTCGCGGCGAGGATTCTGACGCGATCGCGCGGAGGATCGTAGGCACAGTCGCCCTGAAGGGCAGAGACGGAGCCCTCCAAGTCACGCGGAACAACGCCGAGGCCATCGTGCGGACGGCGGTGAACGCGTTCAGTAACACGGCGCACGAGGAATTCCTGAAGGAGAACTCAGACCTCTTTGACGAGGAGATCTTTGTCGCCACACTCGACTCAAGGACGACCCCACTCTGCCGGTCCCTTGACGGTGAGAAGTACCCGGTGGGCGAGGGTCCCATCCCTCCGCTCCACTTCAACTGCCGGTCTATGCGAGTGGCATCCATCAACGGTGAGGCCCTGGGCATGAGACCGGCGAAGCCTTTCACCGAGCGGATGATGGTGCAGGATTACGCCAAACAGGAGGGACTCGGGGATATCAGTTCCCGGGACAAGTTGCCCAGGGGGGCAAAGGGTGGGTACGATGATTACGCCAGCAAGCGGATCCGTGAGATGACTGGTCAGGTGCCAGCAAAGACAACGTACCAGGACTGGCTGTCGGGCCAGTCGGCCGCCTTCCAGAATGATGTGCTGGGGCCGACGCGCGGGAAACTATTCCGCAGTGGTGGACTCGAGTTGAGGAATTTCGTGGATCGGTCGGGTGGCACGACCACTTTGTCTGATCTGGCGGCGAAGGACGCGTCGGCGTTCAAGGCGGCGGGTCTTGACCCAGGAGAATTCCTGTGAGTGAAGAGAAGAAGGCCGGGAAGATGGTCATCTGCAAGGGTTGTGATAGGCGGATGATGCAGTTGGTGGTCATCGCTAAGCACAATAAGAAACGTCCTTCGGACTGGTGCCCTGAGGCGTCCCGTTCGTGTAGTTACTTGTTGGAGGGTGAGTGATGGCGGCTGAGCAGTGGATCACCGTGAATGGTCAACACATCCTGATAAAGGAGGGACAGACTGCGCAACTGGCAGTGACTGCGCACTTCAGGGCATTGGAATTGGCAAAATCTAGGGGAGGAAGTAAGACAACCGCTGAACAAGGTGAGAAGGACACAGGATCGGGAAGTAAGACGATTACCGAAGGAGACAAAAAGATTTTGAGTTTTTGGGGGTACGCTGGATACCGAGACATTTCTCGTGCAGACGCAGGCCCAGAAGAGGCAACGAGAATGGGGTATTTCAAGCCCGATGAACATGATGTGAAGATGAGGGATGAGTTTTACGCGGCCATCGATAAATTACCCGACACGACTTGCACGGCGTACAGAGGGACTGGAATGGACGTCAGTGAGGTGGCTGCCCTAAAGGTGGGGGACGTCATGACGTTGAAACAC